TATTGCTGAAGCCTTGATTGAATCAGTGGCTCCAGGAGAGACTCTTACTAAAGAACAAATTCAAGATGCTGGTATTGAGTATAAAGACCTACCAGCGGAGACCCCAGTTGAGGTTAGGCAGGATGAAAACGGTAACGAAGTTATAATTACGGCAGACGTAGCTGCGGCTCTAGTTCTTCTAGAGAACCCATCAGAATTAATTGGCGCAATATTTAGCGATCCGGGTGAAGCATTACAAGCACTTGGAAGTATTGGTGCTGATATGTCAGACGAAGAACGTAAAGAAGCAACCGATATGGTTGTTGCAACTGTTGTTGCCGCAGGAGCTGCTATGAATGCTGTAGGAGCTGCCGCTGGTGCCGCAGGTAGTTCATCTACTGGTGGCTCTAGTGGTGGAGGAAGTTCTGGAGGCGGAGGCGCTTCTAGAGAATCAAAGGGAGTCAGGAGAAGGAAACCGTGAGAATCATCAAAGATATGATTGACCAACTGTGGACACTACTAGGCATGTTTATTGCTTGGGTAGTTCTTGATGGTTCTGCAAAAACAATTGTGGGGTACGCAATTGTTGGAACGCTATTTGCATGGGCAGTTACTTACCCATTACGAAACCCAAAGGATGAAGAATGAAAAAGATCGCATATGTAATAGCCGCTTTGATTCTAACTAGTTCTTTGACTAGTTGTGGGTATAGCGGATTTTTCAGATACCCTTGCCAAGACCCAAAAAACTGGGAAATAGCAGAATGTAAGCCTCCTATTTGTACTGCGACCCAGACTTGTCCTGTAGACTTAGTGCCGCTACCTCAAACAGAAGGAACATCAAATGGCTAAAGAAAGATTAACAGCGCAAGACTTAGATGCTAGATTAAAGTTTATTTTAGGTATCACGCTTGGAACAATTTTATTGTGCACATCACTAGGCATTCTTTACGGTCTTTTATTTGTGACACAGCCTATTGGGGCGCAGTCAGAGAATGACAAGATGTTTTTTAATGTTCTAGGAAGCATTGCTACTTTTATTACAGGAACCCTTGCTGGTATTTTAATTGGATCTTCTGGCGCTAAAGATGTTATGGCAGCCCAGTTATCAAACAAAGAGATGGACGCTAAAAACACAGCGGCCGATAAAAAACTTGAAGCAGAGATTGATGCAACAGCTGCTCGTCTTGCAGCAAAACCATCTGGCGCAATGCCAGAAGAACAACCAGTTGATGCGGATTGGGATAAATAATGGCGGACCAAGGTACAGCGGCTCGTCTTATCGAAGTTGCAACAGCAGAACTAGGGACCATTGAAGGCCCTAAAGATAACGAAACAAAGTACGGCGCTTACACAAAGGCTAACTTCCAACCCTGGTGTGGAAGTTTCGTCAACTGGTGTGCAAACGAGGCTGGGGTAAAAATCCCTAACACTGTTTACACTCCAGGTGGTGCACAGGCATTTAAGAAGGCTGGACAGTGGATTGATGGAGATCTTGCTGATCCAGAACCAGGTGATGTCGTTTATTTTGATTTTCCCTCAGATGGTGTCGACCGGATTAGTCACGTAGGAATTGTTGTTAAAGACAATGAAGATGGAACTGTTTGGTGTATTGAAGGAAATACGTCTTCAAAGAAGTCTGGAAGCCAACGAAATGGCGGAGAAGTTTGCAAGCAACTTCGTGCTTTTAAAAAGAACAAGGCTGGCGTTATGATTTCAATTGTTGGCTTTGGTCGCCCAAAGTTTGGCAAAGCACCAGCAAAGAAAGCAACTTCTGATAAATGCCCAACTTGTGGTAAATAATGAAAACTACGGACTACGAATCCCCTAAACTTCGCATTGTTGAAGACTTTGTATCAAAAGAAGACTGCAACTGGTTTGTTAACTACGTAACAGAAAAAAACCTGTGGGCATATAACAATGCTAATCCTGGCGACTTTCCAGATAATATGGATTATGAAATGGTTGCAACACAGTGGGACAACCGAAAAGTTGAATTTAACACGCTTTATCATAATAAAGAACAACCAGAACTACTGGCTCATGCGTATCCAATTATGCGCCGCGCAAAGGAGCAGGTCTCTGATTTCTTTAAAGTAGAAGACTCTTCTTTTCAACTAGAGAGTTGGGAATCTGTTCGTTGGTATAACCCTTACCACCAGGGTCCTCATATTGATTATATTGATAAAGATTTTGATAGGACTCAACTTCCAGCCGACTATGACGCTTCGTTCTTTACCCCAGAAGAAGAAGACATGTACAAGCGCCATTGCACTACAAAACATTACACTGGCATGATCTACATGAACGAAGACTTTGAGGGTGGCGAGCTTTACTTCCCTAAACACGATAACTTTGAAATTAAGCCAAAACCCGGAATGCTAGTTATATTTAGTGGAAACATCTTTAATCCTCACGGAATTAAACAGATTACCAGCGGCACGCGATACGTGCACACCACTTTCTGGACTAAGGGTCAAAACAAAAATTGGCAAGTTGGATACGAAGAAAGCCTAGGCAAACTAGATAAATTCTGGCTATAATATATTTAGGTCGCCGATTGGGACCTATTTAACTTATATCGTCTAAGGAGATATATTATGGCATCAGGCTATTCAACTTCACAATGGGATCACCCTCAAAGACAATACCCAAAGGGTCTTCCAGAACCATCACCCAAACTAATGACTCTGCAACAATTAATGAGTGATCAGTTTTTCTTGGGATTTGATGAACAAATTAAGCGGTGGAACTCACTAACCTCTACAAAGGTCGTGACATTTCCCCCATACAATTTAATAAAGTCAGATGATGACCACTACACAGTAGAACTAGCTGTGGCTGGGTACTCTAAAGAAGACATCGAGGTCACTGTTGAAAAAGACCTTCTTACTGTAAAAAGCGTTGCTACTGAAGAAAAAACCACGGACACCGTGCTTCATCAGGGTATTGCTAAGCGCCAGTGGACTCAGAAGTTTGTGTTGGGAGAGTGGTTCTCTATTAAAGGAGCAACCCTTACTGACGGGCTTTTGACTATTAAGGTAGAACGAGAAGTGCCAGAAGAAATGAAACCAAAGGTCATTAAAATCAAGTAAAATATCTACTGACAGCGTTTCGCTACCTGTCAAATGGACCTGAGCATGTCCTTAAACTGCTCACTTTTTCTGTGATAATTACAGCATGGCAAAAATGAAAGGCACCTTTGGATTCAGTGCCAAAGTCTCTAGTGGTAACTCCGCTGGGTTCTCCAACATACCTGGTGCTGGAAACTACACTGTAACTGTAGGAAAGCAATTCCTATCGGGGTGGAACAAAGAAAAAAAGAAGAAGAAGCCTGAAGTTGGTAAACCACAGCCGCAGCAAGAAGATACCGTTATTAACGATCCTGTTAAAGATACAGTTAAACCGCCTGCTGTAAAAGAACGCGAAACGATTGAAAAAGTTAGCGGAGCAAAACTTGGTGGTTTTAAAGTTAATCCCGGAACTGGACAAGTAAAAACTACTTCTAAAAAAATTACCCTTGCTGATATTGAAGATCCCAATTCTAAAACTAAGAACCCAATTAAGCCAGAGAATATTCCAGACTCCTACAAGCCTTCAGGGGATGCTCCGTCATCTCGTCAATGGTCAGAGGCTGATAAAGCAGCCTTAGAGTCAGAGCGACCACGTAGTTATGTACCACCAGATTTTAAAGCAGAGCCAGATTCACCCGAGGCAGGTGCCGCTCGTCTTAAAGCGCTAGATGCTGAAGTTGGTGCTGCCGCAAAAGCTAAAAGGGCTAAAAAAGCTCCAGCATCAAATACTCCACCAAATCAAGGTCAGCAATTTAGTAGCACCTCAACACAACCTCCAGTAGATTTAAGAGGCATGTAATGAGAGACAGAGAGTTTAGAGACGCCTTGACCCGCGCTAACGGTGCGGTAAAAGGAGAAGAAACAAACGCGATTCAATGGGATCGGTTTAACCCATGAGAAAAGCGGAGTTTAAAGACGGTAAGTTAAGAAACGACGAGCCAAGAATGATTGACTCTCGTTTTGGAATACGCCCTAAGTACGCAAGCCCAAATGAATTTCCTAGCATTTTTTCCTATTCTCAACCAGGAAAAGGTGTTCAAGGGGAGCACCAAAACTAATTTAGCAAGATTCAGGTACTCTTATAGCGTATCTTGGTGTTGCCTAAGAAAGGAACAATATGGCTTCTTATATTTCTAAGAAAATGACCAGCCCAACTCAGTTGGGTACTTCGGCATCTACTGTTTACACAGTTGGAGCAGGCGTTACCGCTACCGTAAAAGAGATCTTAGTAGCAAACGTTTCTGGATCATCTTCCTCTGTTTCTATTCATTTTGTTAATAGCGGCGGTATTGCATCTTCTTCTAACTTACTATTCCCAGCTGTAGGTATTTCCGCTAACTCATCCCTTGCTTTTGACGTTAATCAAGTCCTAGACGCTGGTTCTACTATTCAAGCATTTGCTGGAAACGCAAGCGCCGTAAACATTATGATTTCTGGATTTGAGGCCTCGTAATGTCTAGAGGAACTCGCGTATGGGGACCTACAATCGTCACAGATAACACTGAAGGTCGCCGAAACATTTTTACATCTACATCTGCCCCATCTAACAGCACTGGCCGTGACGGAGATATCTGGCTCACTTATACAGCGTAATTTAGGAGACCAGACGTGGCAAGTAGTTCAAAGGTTAATGGTAGCTGGAAAGATAATTCTGGCTGGTATGTAAAAGTAAACGGCGCTTGGAAAGCCGTTAGTTACGGTTACACAAAAACAAACGGAACTTGGAAATCTTTCTTAGTTCCAACACCAACTCCTACTCCAGTATTTACGCCTACACCTACACCTACGCCGGTTTATACACCTACACCTACACCTACGCCGGTTTATACACCTACACCTACACCTACACCTACACCTGTCTTTACCCCAACACCTGTATACGTTGCAAACGATTGTATAGATGATGATGCTGGGTTCTGTCAAAACGTAGGAGCTGATGGCTACGGTGATGGATATAATTATCAATATAGCCCAAGCGGTTTATACACATGTCCACCACGTTATTACGGAAGAACTTTCTGCGGAGTTCCAACACCTACTCCTACTCCTACTCCAACGCCTGTTTATACTCCCCTATGTACAACAACAAGCGGTCCTTGCGGCGGTTCATGTTGCCCATATGGAAGCGGAACACAGGCTTGCGGTAACGGTGGAACTCAAACTTATTGCATTACTCCTCAAGGTTGTCCTGATGTCTATGGACCATGCTACGGGTCAACTCCAACACCAACACCTGTTTACACTCCTACACCAACTCCAACACCAACACCAGTTTATACACCGACTCCAACTCCAACACCAACACCTGTTTACACTCCTACACCAACACCATACAGCCCTTACCCAACACCAACACCTGTTTACAGCGCCCCTACACCTACACCATTTACAATTCCTACACCAACTCCATACACAGCTCCTCGTTTCGTTGATCCATACTACGGTGTCGGTAACCCTTGTATTCAAGGTGACACTATGGTTCTTGTATCAGTTGATGGACTGGTTACAACAAAGAAAGCTCGTGAAGTTGAAATTGGAGACCTTGTTGTTTCATTGAACTTCTCTGAAATTGATAAGGACGATCCAGACTGGAACTTGTATGAGTGGATGTCTGAGTCACTTACATTTGTTGACCCTCAAGTATCTAAGGTTATTAACAAGACTCAGTCTGTTCACCCTAAGGTTGCATACTTCAACGGTAAAGTTGAAGCAACGTTCTCTGAGTTCCACCCATTCCTAGTACGTCGTGGCGGAGTTTATGAGTTCTACACCGTGTCAACATTGCTACCAGGGGACACAATCTTTACCTACAACAACGAAACCAACACTGTTGACCCACTTGTTATTGAAACTGTTGCTTGGATTGAAGGAGCAACAGATGCTTACAACTTCAGTGTTGAGGCCTATGACATTGTGATTGCTGGTGGCTATGTCACCCACAATAAGTAACCTGTACTCATCGGTAACAGAGATTGCGCCTTGCGTAAAACTCTATGATGATGTGTGGCCTGAGTCCACGGCTTTTATTGAGAAACTAGAGGCTGGTACTGAAACCAGTTTTATACGTTGGGGTGCTGGCACTCTTAACACAGATAAAGGCCCATTAGTTGATACTAAATACAGAAATGTTCAACTCATAGGAATACCTTCATTTGAGGGGTTTCCGCCTAAAGAGGATGCGGACCCATCTGTATTTAAAATGTATGACATGTATAACGAATTAGTTTCTAACTTTGACCCAATCATTGAGGAATACCGAAGCGAATACGGTGTTCCCACTGAAACTAAAGAAGGAATACAGCTTTTAAAATACGGAGTGGATCAATTTTTTGCAGCCCATGTAGATGACTCACCTAAACGCCCTAGAAGAATCTCATACGTTTACTACGTTAACGAAGACTACGAAGGCGGAGAAATAGAGTTCACCAACTTCAAGGTAACGGTAAAACCCAAGGCGCATCAACTGTTGGTATTCCCATCAAGTTACGCTTACCGTCACGCCGTCCACCCAGTTACCGCAGGTACTCGCTATGCTATGGTTCAATGGTGGAACTAGAGCCAACAACAATTTATTTTATCTCGTCCGATTCGCAAGAGCCTGGGCTTGAGCCAGAAGTTAGTGCTAAGTCGTTGCCAGATTGGTACAAAACCGCTGATAGATACGATGAAGCGCACAGCAGCACTTTTAGAAACTGTGTCCCAGTTTTTGATTCCATGACCTCTGGTTATGTGTTTTTAACGCCTTGCGACATTGAGTTTACCGAAGTTGACAACAAATTAGAAGTAAAAGTTTTAGACCATAACTTTGTTGGGTTTGCGTCAGCAAGAGAACCTAATCCTCATTTTCATAACCCAGAGGGTTATTACGACCACCATTTTGCTTGGCTTCCTAGGTGGGGCCTTTCTTTGGGGGATGGTTACAGCGCTCTATACGTAACCCCTTTAAACCGCTTCGAGCTCCCCTTTATATGCGCTTCGGGGATTATCGACAATGACCGGATGAATACTCCGGGAATGATGCCGTTTTGGATTAGAAAAGGTTTTTCTGGGGTTATTCCAAAAGGAACCCCTTTTATGCAAATTATCCCGTTTAGGCGAGAAAATTGGGAAGCTATAAACATAGCCGCAGATGAGCTTCAAGTAAGGCGTAATTTAAAAAGAGCAAACCGATTTAGATCAGAGCCCAATGATTATTACAGGAACCACACTTGGACTAGAAAAAAGTACCGAATCAAAGATGGGGTAAGATTAGCCCAAGAAGAGGAGAAACAGTGATGGAAGAAGAAAAGCGTTCAGTTAAACCTTGGGATATGTGGAATGATGACGTACCCAAAGCAACTGATGAAATAAGAAATGAAAGACTTAGTATTTGCATGTCCTGTGAGCACTTAGTTAAATTTACAAGACAATGCAAAAAATGCGGTTGCTTTATGGCTATTAAAACTAAACTAGGTCCGGCTGAATGTCCAGTTGGAAAATGGAAGGCAGTGTAATGAACTTTATTGCTCCAGGGTTAGCAACAGTTGATGATGTTTTACTTCCTGAGATTGACTCCATAATTTCTGATTTAGAATATAGTGCCCAGACTGGAATTCTTCAATGGGTTGGTGGGGAAGTATCAGGGCAATATGAATCTCAAAAAAATAGTAAAATACGAGACACCTCTGTACTGTCTATCCCAATGCCTAACGTAGATGACAAAGGGCCAGATGAATTTGGAAACCCTAAAGACCTTATTTCACATGGAGTTGGTTCTGTTTTTAGAGACGCGTTTATGCCGCATTTAACTCAATACTTTGGGCGCTTTGGCGTTGATATTCAAGATTACGATGGGTATCAAGTTCTTAAATATGGACTTGGTCAAAAGTTTGACAGACACGCTGATGATCATTGGAGGTACCCTCGTAGGGTATCAATGACCTATTATGCAAACGATGATTACGAAGGTGGAGAAATCGAATTTGATGAGTTTGGGGTAATGCTCAAACCTAAAAAGGGTCAGTTACTTATATTTCCATCAACTTTTGTTTATACTCACACGGTGCACCCAGTTACTGCGGGCACCAGATATGCGGTGGTTCAATGGATGAAATGACAAACTCAAACAGGGTCTCTAGACCAGATCCAGTAAATATCCAAAACGTATTTACTGAACATGATTATAAAAGTTTATGCGGTCTTGTTATGAGTCAAGACCATAGTGTCCAAAATCAATCAGGATTTGGAAGAGTTGGAATTAGTGATTTAGACGTTCCAGAGTTAGCGCAATACGCAGAGAAAGCACGCGATATTGTTCGAGCTACCGTAGGTAGTGAAACGTTATTGCACACTTACACTTTGTACTCATATTACTCTGGAACTGTTGCTAATTTACCAAAGCATACTGATAATAATGCGTGCACGTATACCCTTGATTTAATGGTTAGGTACGGCACAGTTAATTGGGGTTTGTTTGTTGAAGATGTAGAGTATTTTGTTGAGCCAAATGAAGGTTTAATATTTTACGGAAATGACCAAGAACATTGGCGTGGAGAATTTCCAGACCCACGCAACAACGGTGTTGCTGTAATTTTCTTTCACTACGCGGAGCCAGATCACTGGTACTTTACCAAGGGGCGAGATTACGTAAATGTAATTAACGGAACTTGGACAGAAGCCGAATGGGAAAAGCGTAAAGAACGATGAAAACTGCCCTAGTACTTGGTGCTGGGGGTTTCATAGGTAGCCACTTAGTTAAGAAACTAAAAGAAGAAGGCTTCTGGGTTCGTGGCGTTGACCTAAAATACCCTGAGTATTGGAAAACGTACGCTGATGAGTTTTTGTTATCTGACTTACGTAATAGACATGAAGTAGATCATGTAATAGACCGTAGGTTTGATGAGGTGTATCAACTAGCCGCTGATATGGGTGGCATTGGTTATATAAGCGGAAACCATGACGCAGAAATAATGAGCAACTCTGTACTAATCAACGTAAACGTTTTAAAACGTTGTGAGCAAATGGGAGTACGCGGAGTGTTCTACTCTTCTTCAGCGTGCATCTACCCAGAACATAATCAAGTAGACCCTAATAATTTTACCTGTGAAGAGTCCAGTGCTTATCCGGCAAACCCTGACACTGAGTACGGGTGGGAAAAACTATTTAGCGAGCGCCTTTATCTTGCCTACAATCAAGAGCACGGTATGAAAAATAAAGTGGCTAGATACCACAACATATTTGGTCCATACGGAACTTGGCGAGGTGGAAAAGAAAAAGCCCCAGCTGCTTTATGCCGCAAAGTAGCCTCTGCTAAAGACGAGATTGAAGTGTGGGGTGACGGAGAGCAACTAAGGTCATTTTTATACATAGATGAGTGCATTCAATCAACTATTGATTTCTATAGAGAACCTACATTTTTTGACCCGTTAAACATAGGCTCAACACAAACTATATCGATAAATAGTCTTGCGGATTTAATCTGCAATATCGCAAACAAAGATCTAACTAAAAAACATATTGATGGACCTACGGGTGTTAGAGCAAGAACTTCCGACAATAACTTAATCTCTAAGGTGCTTGGAAAATCCCCTAAAGAAGATTTAAAATATGGGCTAGAGCAAACCTATGCTTGGATTGTTGAATGCCTAGCAACCTCCTAATTTATGAACTTTACAACCCTTGTGGTCTATTTAACCAAGTAACTAGTCTTGAAAAAGGTGTGGCTCTCTCATACGCATTTAAAAGAGATTTACTAATACATAACGTTGTAAATGTGGCCTACTCTAGTTTAGAAAAACGTCAAGGGATGTTTACCAACAATACTAGTCCAAAATACAAAGTAAACCGAAAAGGACTAACAGACGAATCTCGCAACCCTCAAATAAATGATTTACTTAGTTTTACTCCTTACTCAAATGTTTTATTTGTAGATAATCAATTAGAAAAGGTATCTTCCCAATCCACTCATCGTATTAACTTTAGAGATAGGTACGTTAATCTAAGTGAGGACACCACGTATGAAGATGACTTTTCATTAGGAAGAGCAAAACTTAAGAACCCAATAGGTTATGACTTAGACATCGGATGCACTATTGGATGGTATTCAGCGTTTTTTATGAATAGAACACCAGAGGTAGATTTAGGGCTGTCTACAGTCCGTTTTAAGCCCGAGTACTACGAACTGGCAAAAAGGATAGCCGACTCCCTTGGCGACTTCTCTGGAGCCCATATACGGCTTACAGACAACCAATTTGGGTACCCAACCCCTAAACAAGTTGAAGAAGGTTTAGACAGCCTTGAAAAGTACCCAATTGTTATTGCTACGGACCAACCTAGCCACTCAACAATTACCAACCAAAATCACACACTCTTAGAGTCCTACATACAAGAGAACTTTTTTAAAGAGTTTAGGGAGTTAGAGTTTACTGACGAGATATCTTTGGGTCTTGTGTGCAACCTTGTGATGCATCACGCTAAAGACTTTATTGGAAGCCAAGGAAGCACCTTTACTGGATACATACAAAGATACGTGCGTAACGACATGAAGATTTTTGGGGAAGAGGGCTACAACATAACTGGAGCCTTTACTTGGAACGGCTACAAGTTGCCAAGGCTTAAGCAATACAACTTGACGGTCAACGACATCCCTTGGTGGCGTGAATGGCCTGAGGCTAAACTACAGATAGGCTGACAATCAACTCCTCCTCTTGGATACTTGGATAGCACCCCGATCAGGTGCTTAATCACTCTAGAGGAGATAAAATGGCAACAGATACATCGGGTCAGCAAGCAGTTGACTTCGTATGGGGTAACTTCCCTATGCAACCAAATAACGACCGCGCTGCGGCAATCACCCCAGCAAACATCGGCGGAGACGCCGGAGATTACTCTTGGTCTGCAACTACACGCGTAGCGTCAGACCGTCTTAACCCAGCACTTTCAAACCACGCAGTCGCAGAAGCGGCTTACGCTGGATACCCCGGCTTTACAGGAAATGATGATGGCGCATATGTTTCAGGAGTTGCGTATATCGTAGTTCCTTCAGTACTTGGTGACACAACAGCCGTAGCTCTTGACGAGCTTAAGGATGCTGGTTACGAAACAGCTAACATCACAACTGCAGCAGCAGCTACAAACGCAGCTTCAACAATCACAGCAGTTTCACGTACACTTACAGCAGCAACAATCACCTCATCAGGTGCTGGTGCAAATTACCCAGTCGGAACAAATATTACAGTTGCAAGCCTTGTATCTCCAGATACAGCTCTCAACGGTACTTGGACAGTTACAGCAGTTGCTACAAACACTGTTTCTTTCACAACCACAACCTCTGGAACATTGTCAACAACAGGTCTTTCTGTTGCTGGTCTTACAGGTGTTGCTGGAACAATCAAGACTCAGTCAACAGCAGCAGGTGCTGCTTCTGTGGCTACAACAGCAACAATCACAATCACACCTTGGGCAACAGCTTCATAAGTTTCCTAAACAAAAAAGCCCCCTGCTCTATGCAGGGGGCTTTTTGCTTTAAAGGTATATTACTTAGGGAACTCCTTTAGGAAGCTCTCGTATCTTTCTCCATTTTTCTGACCTGAATATACTTTCCAGGAGGACCAGTCTTCTCCGCCTTTTGACATGTGGTACGCAATTTGTGCGTTAGTCACAGGCTCAAGTAGGTCCTTATCAGTTTTAAGTTTAAATTTTGCCCGTCGATCCTCTCCAAGACTTCCCAGCATATTAATCTGGAATATCCCGTAAGAGTTATCACCTGTAGAGGTGTCTCCGTTATGGGCTAAGGGGCGACCGTTAGATTCTTTTTTAGCAACCGCGTAGGCGACCTTGAGAGCTTTTCCCTCAAAACCAACCGCGCTAAGCAGGTCAACTAAATCTGTATCTGACAGTTCTTTTGCTCCTCTGTACTTCTCTAGTGGGTCCACAGCGCTTACTTGTACTGTAACAGTTGAGTCCTCTGCGTTTGCGTAAGCAAGCGCGGGAGGGAGTCCTCCTATTATCAGTGCATACATCGAAAACACCGCCACGTTATCTCTTATTTCTTTTCTGATATTAAGCATATGATTGCTCCTCTCAGTTGGAAAAAGGCACCTTGTGGGTGCCTGTCTCTGCCTTAACGGTAGCACATGCCATACACAGTAAAACAAACTGAACTACGTATTAAATAATAATTACGTTTAAAACGGACAAACTAGGCAGAATTACAGTATAAATAATCCATTGCGATAAATAATGTGACATAATTCACACAACAATTCGGTTCCCCCCTTCTACATATGAGGAATATTAATGACACCCATGGATTGGGCGGGAATTGCCGCCGCTGTAACCGCAGTACTTGCAAGCGTAGGAGCATTTTCACGCTGGATGATAAAAGCATACCTTTCAGAGCTTAAGCCCAACGGTGGGACAAGCCTCAATGACAAGATCAAATTAGAGGTTCTACCCATGCTTACAGAAATTAAAGTGGATATAGCTGAGATGAGGGGTCGCTTAGACACTCACATTGAAGAGACAAATAAGTAATACTGCTACACTGTAGGCAGGGCCAAAAGCCCGCTACACATAAGGAGAAAAATGTCACCAAAGATTAAAGCAATGCTAGCGTCATACGGACGCTCATTTCTAGCAGCAGCAACCGCTGTTTACGCAACTGGCAATACGGATCTTAAGTCAATTGCAATTGCAGCCCTTGCATCCACCCTTCCGGTCGCATTACGTGCGGTTAACCCTAAGGATCCAGCATTTGGATTTATCGCTGGAGTTATCGAAGCAGAACTTGCAAAGGCATCAAAGAAGAAGACTAAGTAATTATGAAGTGCGTTAACTGCCCAAACTCTGCTCACTATTCTGTAGTTGAACCTGGTGTAAGACCAGCCGACTATTGCAATAACTGCTTGCCTAAAAGCTTGCGACCACGTGCAGAGGCTGGGCAGTTAACACTTCGTGCTGTTGAATCAGAAGTAACTGAAACATCTGAACCAGCACAAACAAAAAAGAAAACCGCTAAAAAGGCTGCGGCACCAACTCCCGTAGAGCCATCAGAGGTTTCTGATGAAGATAACCAGAATTAATGCGCCACAAGCGCACCCTGTTCCAAAATCTATAATTAACCCACAGGGACCTTTTCCAAGAGAACTGTATAACGAAAAGCCAGTTGTAGATAACTATGAGCCAGAAATGGCTGAAGATGGTGCAAATTTCCCATTAGGCGGCACCGCACAAAATAATTTTAAAAGCCCAAAGATTATGATCTGTTCTTGGTGCGAGGCTCGAGTTCTTGCTAATAAAACTGGCAACCATGTCTGTGAGGGATAGTGGCTAAATCACGTAATGGAATAAGCCGTTCTGAACTTCAGCGTCAAGACGAGGCAAATAAGAAATTAAACCTAGCCGTCAGAATGATGGAAAAGGTTGGTCTTGAAGAAAACTTTAATAAACAGTGGACTGACTTTGAGGTGTTTGAGCCTAGAGAAACCACTCCTACATATAAAACTCAAACAGCGCCAACAACTGATCCCAGTCGCCCTAGAGCTTTAAAAATTGCCTATAGCCGTGAGGCTAGAAAACTTGTAGTTAAATTTAGAGACGGCACTTGGTGGGAGTACAACGATATTCCCCTAAGGATGTGGGTTGGTCTAAAGTCAAGCGACTCAACTGGCAAGTACTTAAAGTACTCTGGTCTTGATGCCCATGATGATATGGGCCCGTTTAATCCAAATGAAATGCCTCCAGAAGTAAGGGTGATGTTTAACAGCTAATGAAATCAATCGGATCACTATACGTAGGAACACTTAAGTACTACCACAGGGACATATCTCCAATCTTAGAAAAAGGTTGGACTCAAGAGACAGAACTCCCATACAGAAAAGGCGCTTGCCTAGTTTTTAGGTTCCCTAAAACTTACCCCGGGTTTTACATAGGTTTTTGGAAAGACTCTGGATTACCAGAATATGACGAAGAGGGCGCATCAGATAGACTAGCCCAAGCGATTAACATACGAGACATGGGGTTAACGGCAGATGAAATTGAAGACTGGAATGTTTAAAAAGAAAGAGCCTTGGGTTAAACCTTTTGACGAAAGAATAGCCAAAAGAGTTAAAAAAATTCCTACTGGAGAACTTGACCTTTGGGTAGACCAATCTTTAGTTGAACTTGGTAGGTGCCTTAGCATGTACTCAAGAAGCAAAGATGCAGTCTATTTAAATGAGGCTTTGACTGGCGCAGAGGCAATTCACGCAATTGTGGACGAACTGCACTCCAGAATGACCAGAGTGTAAAAACGCCAAACCTACAACTCCCCTACAATTATACCTACCTCACTTCCTTCTCCCCGTGTGGCAACGTAGAGCTCTGGTATAAAAGCCAGAGCTTTATGTTTTCTACTAAACTAAGGTTGATATGAGCGACATTGAATTCCTTGATGAAGACGATCTTTTAGAAGATGAAGATCAAGACCTACTGCCTGAAGAAGAGGGTGATGGGTTAGACGAGTTATCTCGTGAATTTGTAAACAAGTTAATTGATAAGACCATGACTTTTATGGAAGCGTTAGTTGGGCATGACCTACACCCTTACCAAAAACCTCTTGCTCGTAGAATTATTGAATCAGTAATTATTAATGATGGCGAAGAAGTAACAGCGCTTGCCGCTCGCCAGTCTGGTAAATCTGAAACTATTGCAAATACTGTTGTAACACTTATGGTTCTTCTTCCACGTTTAGGAAGAATGTACCCAGACTTGCTTGGTAAATACAAAGATGGAATTTGGATTGGAATGTTTGCTCCAGTTGAAGGTCAGGTAGAAACTCTGTTTGGTAGAGCGCTTAACCGTTTAACATCTGAGCGTGCGTTAGAGATTTTAAATGACGCCGAGATTGATGATTCTTTAGGTAAGGTTCCCGGAGTAACAAGACAAATACGCTTAAAGAACTCTGGGTCTAGTCTTTCTATGATGACCGCTAACCCACGTGCAAAGATTGAATCTAAGTCCTTTCATCTTATTGTTATTGACGAGTGCCAAGAAGCAGATGATTTTGTTGTTTCTAAGTCAATTTCCCCTATGTTGGCTTATTACTCTGGAACAATGGTGAAGACTGGCACTCCTACTACACACAAAAATAATTTCTATAAGTCAATACAATTAAACAAACGGAGACAAACAACACGCTCTGCAAAACAAAACCATTTTGAATGGGACTGGAGAGATGTTGCAAAATGTAATGCCAACTACGGCAAGTTCATTAGAAAAGAAATGCTCCGAATTGGAGAGGACTCAGATGAGTTCCAAATGTCGTATTCATGTAAATGGTTGTTGGAGAGAGGAATGTTCGTCACCTCCCAAATCATGGATGAATTGGGTGATACCTCACAGGAGACTGTCAAGGCTTGGCACCGGACACCCGTCGTGGTGGGAATCGACCCGGCACGGAAGATGGACTCCACTGTGGTTACCATCGTCTGGGTCGACTGGGACAGACCTGACGAGTTCGGATACTTCGACCACCGAATCTTAAATTGGATGGAAATACAAGGAGATGATTGGGAAGATCAATACTTCCAAATTGTTAACTTTTTATCTAACTATGATGTCCTTGCAGTTGGCGTAGACGCTAACGGTGTTGGTGACGCGGTAGCACAAAGACTTAAACTTTTATTACCTAGAGCTGAAGTTTACTCAGTAGGCAGCAGTTCGCAAGAACAATCAAAGCGTTGGAAGCACCTTAAGGCACTTATTGATCGCCGTATGGTTGGCTGGCCAGCACACGCAAAAACGCGTAGACTTCGTTCTTGGAAGCGTTTTTACCAACAGATGACTGACCTTGAGACTAAGTTCCAAGGCCCTAACTTTTTGGCACACGCCCCAGAAGAAGCCCATGCTCATGACGATTATGCAGATTCTCTAGCTATTGCTTGCGCCCTGACTATGGACCTAACCCTGCCTCAAGTGGAGATGACTTCATCCCCATTCTATGGCAGATAATCTTGACTTTACTATGAGAACTTTCTCGTAATAATGGATACTTTAAACCGAGGCCTCAACCTTACATAAGGAGTCATAATGACAATTGCACCAACACCTAAGTTCCCAGAACGTCCAGGTACTGTTTACGATCGCAAGGTTGCATCAGCACTTCCAGGACAACGTGGTCCACTTCGCTTCGAAGAAGGTATCGCAACCGATACCGATGTGCCGCAAGAGTTTTCTAAAGGAGCGTCACAGGCTTATCAGCCTGCAGCTGGTCGTCCAAATCGCAATGCTAACGTCTTCACAAAGACAGCGGAAGAAACAATGCGTGAGCGTGCTCATGTTGGTTCTGCTGCGTGGGTAGAAGCACCTAACTCTCTTGGAGAGTTTTCAAAGGGTGGTTTTGCAGATCACGGTTCAAACGTGTTCGAAGAAGTTTTCCGCGATGGTTCACATCAGCAAGCTGCTAACCCAGCTGTAGTCCGCGACTAATAAAGAAGTAGTTACCCACCGTCCCGGTAACGGGACTGGTGGGGCTTTTTCTAAAAAGGATTATTCATGGCATATATCCAAGGTAAAGCGGTTCAAGAAGGTCCTAAACAGATCCCTGCTAATCCACGTCTGTATAACATGGTTCGTGTACAAGCAACTTCTCGCTTTTCAAAAGAGTCACCTTCAAAAGGTCACTGGATTCACACCAAGTACGATCAAATGGGTGGCAAATATGTCAAATCAAAGAAAGAAATTGATCCTCGCAATAGAGATCTATTAGCGGAGAAACAAGAAAAAGAAAAAGACAAGGTCAAGAAAAAGGTTACTAAACCTGTTGGTAGGGGCCTTATCAAGGGCGAATCTCGTAAGTAGAAATCCAATTTAATATTGCCACTGCTACGATAAGCGTCTTAACATTTTTAGATAGGGAGTAAAAGTGAGTTCAATTGACTTTTCACCGCCAAGTTATAGAGCGGCGTCAAGCGATTTAACAATCTCAATTTCTCCACTCGGTTTAGTAGAACTTGCTGACGAAGAATTTGAAGTACACGGGCCACGCCTCAACCGTTACTCAATGAACTGGGCCATGTATCTTGGCCACCACTACTCATATCGACGTCCTACTGGCGAAAGCCAAATAGCGCTAAACTACTACCGTGCATTCACAGACTTTATTATCAACTTCACTTTTGGAAAAGGCGTACAGTTCCGCTCTCCAAAAGAAACAGAAGCAATTGTCCCCGATATCCTTGAAAGAGTTTGGGAAGTCGATAACAACAAGGCAACTGTTTTGTGGGAAATTGGTCAGCAAGGAACTGTATCTGGCGATTGTTTTATCAAGGTTGCTTACGAAGAAGAATATAAAGATCCTGCTGGTCGTGTCCACCCTGGCCGTGTTCGCATTCTTCCTCTCAATTCATCTTTCTGTTTTCCAGAGTTTCATCCTCACGACCGCGAGCGTCTTATTCGCTTCAAGCTTAAGTATCGTTTTTGGGGTACATCTCTTGAAGGCACACGTCAAGTATTTACGTACACTGAAATTTTAACTGATGACATTATTGAGGAATACATCAATGACGAACTTATTGACTCTCGTCCTAATCCGCTTGGTGTTATCCCTGTTATTCATATTCCGAATGTCCGCATCTCTGGTTCTCCTTGGGGTCTTGCTGATTGCAACGACATTATTAGCATTAACCGTACTTATAATGAAACTGCTACTGATATTGCCGATATTGTTAATTACCATGCTGCGCCCGTTACGGTCATCATTGGAGCAAAGGCTTCGCAACTTGAAAAAGGTGCAAACAAAGTCTGGGGCGGATTACCAAAAGAAGCTAGAGTTGAAAATCTTGAGGGTGGCTCACAAGGACTAAAGGGCGCTATGGAGTTTATGGAACTCCTAAAGAAGTCTATGCACGAAATGGTTGGTGTTCCTGAGACCGCTCTTGGTCAAGCAATGCCAGTGTCTAACACATCTGGTGTAGCACTTTCTATTATGTTCCAACCTTTGATGAACCGCTACCACCAAAAGATTATTCAATACGCACATGGGTTAGAGCGTATTAACGAACTTATTCTTCTTAACCTTGCGGTTAAAGAACCAGAAATGTTTATATGGAACCCTAATTTTAATACCCCTATTAAGCCCGATCAAGTTACACAACTAGACCCTAACGATCCAATCACATACCGCTCTTACGTACATTTTCCACAACCGCTACCATTAGATAAGTTAATTGCGCTTAACGAAGCACAGACAATGCTTTCATTAGGACTTGAATCTAAGGAAGGCGCTCTTCGTGCACTTGGCGAAGAATTCCCTGCTGAAAAAATGCAAGAAATTCGTCAAGAACTTATGGATGACGCAAAGGCTGATGGCGCTCTACAAATGCTAAAGAATGAAATTGCTGCTGAAATAACTAAGTTGACTGGTTTTATGCCAGGTCCTGATGGACAGCCGGGTCAACCTATGATGAACCCAGAGTCTGGAATGCCTATGGCAGGACAACCTGGTGCAGCAAGTCCTGTACTCGATGAGGCCCAAGCAATGGTGGCTGCAGGAGAACAAGGCATACGTAATCGCTTGGTAACCGAGGCTTATGGAACAAAACTTCCACAAAGGCGTGTACCAGAAGAATACGAAAAATAATCAGTTTAGGCAGTATTTTTCTCTAAATACTAGAAAAATTGATACTGCTTGAAAATGTTTGGTCATATGTGTTAAGGGCTTCGGCTCATTCGTAAAACGACCCCTAGGATGTAAAGGAATCAAAATGTCAGAAGGTTTAGAAACGGCTGTAGCAGAAGCATTTGCAACTGACTCAGCAACTGTCCCAGTAGTAACATTGTCTGGTGTTGACGCACCTACTGCTACTACCGCTGTATCAGATGATGTGAAGAATAAGTTCTACACAGAAGAAGATTTAGCAAAAGTTCGTTCACAAGAAAAAGAGAAGTTGTATCCACAGATTGAAAATCTAAAAGAAGAACTAAACTCTCTTAAGAAAGAACGAGACGAAGAATCCGCTCGTAAAGCAGCAGCGATTGCAGCAAATGAAGCAGCCGAAGCAGCAAAAGCTAAAGAACAAGCAGAGTCCGAACTTGAAGTTCGTGAACTACTGAAGGTTAAAGAAGCAGAGTGGGCAGAGCAGTTGGAGCGTGAACGTCAAGAACGTGAACGCGCCTTCGCTCTACTGGAGCAAGAACGTACGTTTACAGACCTTCAGAACTACCGCTCACAGCGGTTAGATCAAGAACGCGAAACAATCATGCCAGAGCTTGTTGATCTTTTAGCGGGTAATACTCGTGAAGAGATTGAAGCAAGCATTGAAGGATTGAAAGAGCGCTCAAACAGAATTCTCGAATCGGCGCAGCAAGCAATGCAAACCGCACGTCGAGATATGACGGGGACAAGGGCAACCTTGCCTCCAGCCGGACCACTGGAAAATAATTCGTCGCAACGTAACTTCACCGCAGCAGAAATCGCTGCAATGTCTGTTCAAGAATACGCACAATACCGAGATAAGCTTATGAGCCCAACGGCTCGTGGCATATCACAGGGCATGCTCGGCTAGTAACCCTACAATCCAAAAATCCAACTAAGGAGCTAATAGCTAAATGGCATCTGGAATCACGGGTACCGGCAACCTCGCTGCGTCCCCAACCGCTTACAGCGGCACAAACACACAACTAACTCAGGCGATCCAACAGATCTGGTCAAAGGAAATTCTTTTCCAGGCTCTGCCAATTCTTCGCTTTGAGCAGTTTGCAGTAAAGAAGACTGAACTAGGTGTTGCACCTGGTCTTCAAATTAACTTCATGCGTTATAACAACCTTGGATACGCTTCAGCGCTTGTTGAAGGTGTTCGTATGCAGACTAACGCACTGACCGCTCAACAGTTCTCAATCACAGTAACTGAGCATGGTTATGCTCTTGCTGTTTCTGAGCTTCTATTGAACGCTTCATTTGATGACGTAATGGCTTCAGCCTCACGTCTTCTTGGTCGTAACATGGCTATCTACCTAGATAACCTTTCACGCGACACACTTATGGCTGCATCTTCAACTATTTATGGTGAAGATCGCTCAGACCTAACAGCAGTTAACAACTGGTACGCAAACGGTACAACAGGTACTACTCGCGCATCAATGACTGGTAACTTCTTCTTGACTCCACATACTGTCAAGGACGCTGTTGAGAGCCTTGCAACAAAGAACATTCCTCGCCTTGGTGAGACTTATGTTGCCTTTGTTCACCCTCACCAATCTCGTAAACTTCGCGACAACGCAGAGTTCATCGAAGTAACAAAGTACGCTGCACCAGGAAACTTCATGCTAGGTGAAATTGGTCGTCTATACGACACAGTATTCATCGAAACAACACAGGTTGAAAAGGTTGCTGGCGGCGCTGGAGCAGGTTACTCTGCTGATACAGCAGTTACTCCAACAATCACAGCTGGTGGTGGATACATCACTCCAGCAACAAAGACAGGTAACGGAGCCAAGGATCGTTATGCAGCTATCTTCATCGGAGATAACGCATTCGGTCACGCAATCTCACTTCCTGTTGAACTACGCGATGGCGGTATCTTAGACTTCGGTCGTGAGCACGCTCTTGCTTGGTACTCAATCTTCGGTCTTGGTCTAATTACTGACCAGTCTGTAATCATTGCAGAAACCAACTAAGTTCAAAAAAGTTTAAAAAAAACTTAATAGCAGAGGGGAGGGGGGCCCAAAAACCCCCCTTCTACAAATTCACTTTCAAAACTTCGGAGGATACAAATGGCAGGAAAAGCACCAACAGACGTCACGGGTCGCCAGCGAGATGCTCTCGCCGCGGCTAACGCAGAAGCAATGCAAGAGAGAGCAAATGAAATGTCTCTAGCAACCGCTGAAGCACAGATCAAATTAGAAACAGAAGTAATTGATGCAACAGTGCCTAATCGCCCAACAGTAGTTGTCGATAAGGTAACAACTGTAGGTAAGCAAGATGGTGAAACCGTAGAAATTCGTGTGGTTTCAGACATTGAAAACATGACACTTGGTTCAGGAAATAATTATTCCTTCAAGGCTGGTCAGAAGTATCAAGTTACCAAAGGCGTTGCTCAACACCTTAAAGAAAAAGGTTATCTAGCTGGCGTTATCTAAAACTGATCTCTAACGTGACGGCGGGTCTTCGGGCCCGCTGTTTCGTTTATAAAGACTTTTAGTAATAGCACGTGGGATTATATGTCTAACGTGTGCCAACAAATAAGGAGCAAGAGTGGCTGTCATTTCTGACCTTGTCTCTAGAGTTCGTATGGAACTTGGCGACCTTCCCAAAGAATTCAGCGCTACCGTTACCGGCGATGGTGTTAAAAAGAATTTTGATATAAAACAACGCCCTATCAATCCAAGCACCCTTGTTGTTAAAGTAAACAACACCCCTATTGCCCAACCTTCTGGCTACACCGTAGAAGAGCAACACGGAGTTTTACACTTTGCCACAGCCCCAGCAAGCAACGCTGTTATTACTGTTACGGGAACCACCTACAGATATTTTGTAGATAGCGACATTGAAAGGTTTGTGTTGACGGCTGTAAGTCAGCATACCTACAACCGAACAGATAGCTTCGGAAGTTCTGTAACAATCAGCAAACTTCCAATTGTTGAAGAGTACCCGCTTGTTATTTTGTCGACTATAGAAGCCCTATGGACTCTAGCGACTGACTCAGCATTTGATATTAACATTATGGCCGATGGCGTAACAATTCCTCGTGACCAGCGTTACTCACAATTAACTAACATGATCCAGCAACGCTGGGATCAGTATAAGCAACTTTCATCAGCGCTTAACATTGGCTTGTGGAAAATTGAGATGGGAACGCTACGTCGTATATCTCGCATTACAAATAAACTTGTTCCTGTTTATATGCCTCAAGAGATTGATGACTCACGACGTCCAGAGCGTGTCTATATTAACAACGACTTAAACGGAAGAACACCAGTTGCTGTAAATATTGGTACCTACGACATTATTCTTAATCAAGGTGACTCTTGGTATGCGCTCTTTGATTTCCCAGACAGCACTGACTTTGATGACTTGGTATTTAAGGCGCAGATTAGAACGTTCCCTAACTCGCCATCTATTTGGGCAGAGTTTGTTATTACTGTAGAAGACGCTCCTACAAAGAAATTGCGACTATCTTTACCTAAAGATAAGAGCCGTTACATTCCTCGACGTGCATTCTGGGATCTTCAAGCAACATCGCTTAGCGACGAAGAATTCCAACAAACTTACATTCGTGGTCAAGTATTCCTAAGTGAAGAAGTAACTCAGTAATATGGCCGATGAAATTATTGTCACGCCCCAACAACCAGTAACAATTAGCGTACTTGGTGGCGAACAAGGAACTCAAGGACCAACTGGTCCATCTGGTCAAGTAGGAGCAACTGGCCCTACTGGCGCAACAGGTTCTACTGGTGCAACTGGACCATCGGGTACTTCTGGAGGTTTAGGCTCAACTGGACCTACTGGACCAACTGGTACACGTGGACCTGCTGGACCGGTTGGACCTACAGGTGCAACAGGTTTACAAGGTAACACTGTAACTGGTCCAACGGGCTCTACAGGCGCTACAGGACCTACAGGAGCTACTGGAGGGATAGGAGCCACAGGTGCAACAGGATCAACCGGACAAACAGGCGCTACTGGCGCTACTGGATCTACTGGTAATACAGGACCCACAGGTCCGACAGGACTTCTTGGACCTACAGGAAGCACAGGCGATACAGGACCAACTGGGCCAACAGGATTAACTGGCGACACTGGACCAACTGGTGCAACTGGTTCTAGTGGAACTGGGTTTGTCTACTTAGGTACATATGTAAATGGAAATGGATACATCAGCGGAGTAGCTGTTGTAACTGGCTCTGATGGAAACCTATACATCGCAAAGGCCAGTGGTGGTTTATCTGACCCAGTTGGTAACTCTGCTCAATGGGATTTGTACTTACCTAAAGGTGTTCAAGGAACTACAGGACCTACAGGACCTACCGGTGCAGCATCTGAAATTGCAGGACCAACAGGACCTACAGGAGAAACTGGACCTACAGGTCCAACAGGTGCAGCCAGCACAGAGGTAGGACCAACTGGACCAACGGGCGCCACAGGCGCCACAGGCGCTGCTGGTACTGGCGTAACAATTCTTGGATCCTATCCAAATGAAGCTGCGCTTATTGCTGCACATCCAACGTACACAACTCCACCAGCGGCTTGGGATAACTACGCTCTTTACGGACTTTACGATTTAGTTACGGCTGGCGGTCAAGTTTGGATTCTTGCTGGTACTGGTGGATGGACTGTTGGTGGTGCACCTGGACTTGGATATAACTGGGCCCTATACACACATCCTCAAAATGGAGATAGCTATCTAGTAGCAGGTAGTCTTTATGTTTGGTCTTCC